GGAAACTGTTGAGCCCGAATAGCAAGCCACTCCGGCACCTTCACAGGGTTCACAACGTTTCAGCGAAAGCATCAGCTTTCTCGCTTCCCGGTCGAGGCCCCCTCCGTCTTTGGTCACACCTGCAAAATCCGGCCATTCAGGTAGCCCCAGGTCGCGACGAATCTCATTTACAATGCCGAAACAGTCGAGCTGCGGATATACGCGCCCGCCCTTCAGCCAGGTGACTGAACGGTATTTATCAGGGTTAAACATATTTGCCTCAGATTAGTAACGTAAGCCCGGATGCTCGGCGAGGTTGTAACGTTTACGGGGCCAGGCTGTTTTGAGGACATTCATATAGCCTGCCGTGACCTGAACTGCTGTCGGGGTCCAGGAGCCGGATTTGATATCGAGCGTATACGGTGATGATGCCGGAGCAGACAGATCGGATGAAATGTACCGCCGGAATGTCAGCGTGGCTGATTTCATTTCATCCAGAATTTTATCGATCGCCTCTGATACCCGTCCGTCAATATTGCTGATAGCAAACTTTAAATCCTGTGTCCCATCGGCGTTCCTGGCTGGTAAGGCGATATCTATCGCGCTGGCATCAAACGTCACCGGCTGACCATTTTCCAGCGTCACTGAAACGTCATCCCAGCCACTGGTTAGCCAGTAGTTATCATCTCCTGCCGATATCTGCAGCGTATCGTGAATAACCTCCGATCCGCTGCTGGCATATAGCCGCTCAAGAATTGTCATGCTTCGGCCACTCTCTGTTTAGCGCAATATCCAGTAACGACTGGCCCGCCAGCCATTCCGGGTAATTCCCCCAGCCAGAAGGCGGTAACGGGCGTTCCCATAATTCCAGCGTTGCGCTGTACTGCCAGTATTTTGGCGCGACCAGCGTCGGCCCTTCGTAAATATCCACGAACCTGGCTTTATAGGGCTTTACCCCGATGGGAGTCTGGAGTTTCAGATAGAACCAGGACTGGCCATCTTTAAGCGCATCCCTGAAAAACGCCTCAAACACCTGCGCCAGAGCATCAGTTTTAAAAATCCATTTAACTGATGCCTGGGTGGGTGTTGAGGTATATCGCCTTCGTTGTTGAGCGCGACCGGACGTCATCTCCGTTCGCAGTAAAGGTGATATGGGCTTAAACCCGTACCCGTCCATAAGCGGCATGGGCAGGTATTCATCCGGGTAGAAAATATCTGCCATGAATATTCCCTCCGGGCAGGTCTATCTTGGTTTTTTAGATTGGAGATTTGAATAAATAGCCCGACCGAATTTCTTCTGGGGGTTATTTACTTCGGCGGTTAAGGTGTTAACTATCCGCTGTTCCAGAGCGTCATTCCTTCGCTCAATTGCCTGCATCGTTATGTCATCCGGTTTACCGGTGAACGTACTTCTGGCATCTACGCTGACAGCAATTCGTGGCTGTGCCTGGATCTGCTTCGCAGCGTTCTGTACCGCCGGTGATTCCCGCCCAACAGCTCTGACCCCCAGCGAACCATCAGCGCCACGGGTAAGGGGCATGATGGCTTCCGGCCCGGCCTCCCCGAATACACCTGCCCCTTTCGCAAACGCAAAATATTGGGGAGTGCTGTAAACACCATTGCTGTAGGCAGAAAGTGACGGAGAATCGTAAACGCCTCCGAGAGCGTTAAATGAAAAATTAGCTCCCGCGCTTTGAATAGCGGTACCACTACTTGCCGCACCGCTGGCACCGCCAAAAAGACTACCGAACAACCCACCCGCTCCGCCGCCAAATGACGCCATAATTGCTTTGGTGATTAACGCCTGTGTTGCCATCTGGATCAGCGTCTTAATCACCGTTTCGCCCAGGGAAGAGAAAATATTAGACATCCCATCTTTAAAAGAAGCAGCGCCTGTCAGGACGTTTGTCAGGTTGTTGGAGATAGAGTTTGTGGTGGCATCCAGAATCTCGCTGGTTGCAGTGGCAGCCATTGAACTCAGATCAGAAGCCTGATCGGCATAGTTCATCAGGGAATCGCTGATTCCCGCGCGCCAGTCTGACTGCTGTTCATCGGTTTTTTTGTAATACTCCTCCTGAATATCCAGGCGTTCGGCAAGCGCCGTTTTAAGCGCTTCCGTTTGCTTTTTATACAGGTCTTCGGAAATCTGCCCACGACTGAAATCACGCTGTAAGTCACGCTGCTGCCTGAGAAAATCAGCGCGAATATCCGCCATTTGCTTCATTCGGTCACGGGCTTTATCCCCCTGTCCCGCACCGAGGAAATCGATATTCCCCCTTTCCCGGGCGGCAGCATTACTGTCGGCCAGACCTTCGCGGAATGTTTTTAACTGTTCAGCGATATTTTTCTGATCAATAAGCGCCGCATTGTGCAGCAACGTTTCCTTTTTGGATTTTTCAAGCGAAGATAATTCCCCCTGAGTAACCTGATATTTCATCTTTGCCAGTTCAGTGTTTTGGCTGGAAAGAGCAATTTGCTCCCGTTGCTGTTTAATCAGCCGGGTATAGGTATCTTCGGTTTTCTCCGCCTCGGTTTTCCCATGCCTTCCTTTTGGCTTGGGTTTATTTTCCTGGTTGTTTCTCCATTCATTCAGGCCGTTATTAATCAACTCCTGCCGTCCGGTCTGAAACTGAGGATCGTTAGTTAACCCCAGGTCATCCGCAGCGTAACCCAGTCGTGCGCGTTCTTTGTCCTCTCCTTTGAGTTTTGAAAGCGCCAGGTCACGGCGGCTTTTTTCCAGTGCAGCCGTTTGCTGGGTTGTCAGGTCTACCTGTGGTAAGCGTAGTGGTGCGTTTACCAGCCCCTGCCGGGCCATGAGGAGATTATTTCCGAGACCCAGCAAACGGTTAAATTCAGTATGCTCACCGTTCATCATTAATAACGATTGATATGCTGAATTCTGTTCTGCGGCCTGCTGCCGGATTAATGCTATTCGCCTGTTCTCTATCCCTTCCAGTACCGACTGGATCGACTCAGACTTAGCCTGCATCTGAGTCAGCCTCTCCTGCTCAACGGCCAGAGCGGAAGTCGCTTCTTCCAGACTACGGGTGACCGTTTCAACCGAAGTAAGGTGGTTTATCATGAAACCGCCACTGGTTGTCGGCCCGGGGTTGGACAGAACATACTGATAACCCGCAATCTCTTCCTTCAGGCTTTTTACTTTTGATGCCTGTGCATCAACAAGACGGTTTTGCTCCTCCAGCGCCTGACGGGTTTTGGTCTCATTATCAGAAACTTCGGGCAGGGACATTGATTTTGTCTTTTCACGGACTGCATCAATGGTGTTTGCATATTCCTGAGCGGATAATCTGGCCTGTTCCTGATTCTGGTACATCGTGTACCAGGCACCGGCACCAAGCAGAACCAGCCCTGGAATACCGCCAACGAGGCTTAATGCTCCCCCCATGAGCCGCGAACCTACAGCAGTAACCGAGTTCAGCGCAGTCTGAGCGGATACTCTGGCCTGAATATTACGGTTAAGTGACTCCTGCGCCAGTGAGAGCCGTTTTTCTGCGGCGGCCTGCGCGTCTGTACCCCGCGCCGCTGCCAGTGCCTGCTGCGCACGATAAACTGCAGCACGCGCGCGAGCTGTCGAAACCTGCGTCCCTCTGACCTGGGCTTCAGCTAAAGCTACTTCACTTTTTGCGGCGTTAATAATCCCAGCCGTTGCAGAGCTGGCACCAAGAGCCATATTTCCCAAATATCGGGCTGCGCCAACGGCAACAAGCGCTCCGGCAGCAGTGGCGACCTGATCAATATTGTTGGCTACGCCATCAAGTAATCCGGTCAGGGTATTTGTGGCGCCACTAGCTTCATTAGCTCCACCGACCCATTGCATAAAAGCGTTTTCAACTTTTGTTGCCGACGATGAAACAGTCTGCGGTAATTCACCATATTCATTCCGTAGCTTACCAAGCTGGCTGATGAGGGCTGGCACTACTTTATCAATGGTTAACTGCCCCTGATCCGCCATAGATTTAAGGTCTTTACGCGCAACCCCCATCCCTGCCGCAAGCGCCCGTATAACCCTGTCGCCGCTCTCGTTGACTGCATTGAATTCTTCACCTCTCAGCACGCCCTGCGCCAGAGCCTGGCTAAACTGAGTGATGACCGAACTGGACTCCTGAGCATTCGCGCCAGAAAGTTTTAAACCAGTAGAAATAGCCTCAGTAATATCCAGCACCTGGCTAGAGCTGTAACCATATTCCCGCATTGAGGCTGCTGAACGGGAAAATAAATTAGCGTTGTCAGAAAAAGATGTGCCCGTTTTCTGGCTGATATCCATCAGCTGTTTTTGAGAGCTGGTAAAATCATCAGTTGACTGAGATGCCTGTTTTAGGCGGGCGTTTACTGAATTCCATTCATCAGCCAGGGATATCAAATGCCCCGTAGCAAAAGCACCAGCAAATGCCCCGGTCAATCCAAGTGCGGTAGCCTTTGCTGACTCCATCTGGTCAGTTAGCTCTGCAACAGAACGGCGAGTTTCCCGAACTGAAGCTGCAGCCTGCCTGCCGCCATTCTGCATTGTCTTATAATAGTCAGCCCCCATACGTGACGCGCGGGCTATCTCGGTCTGGAATGACTGAGAGTTAGCAGAAACTTTAATGATAAGTTCACGCAGGGTTGCCATTTCATTTCCTCAGAAACAAAAAGCCCCACATTGTGGGGCTTTTTTATGATTTCAATATTATTAAATTAAACCAGCTTTCTTCCTTGCTTCTTCCAGATAATCTTTTTCTGGCTCCTCTTTTTTATGAGCAAGTGCAATCAGAAGATCAATTTGAGCACTTTGCTTTTCAGAGATTTCTTTAAGCATAGCGATCTGATCATTAGCTCTTACGCTTCCTCTGTTCAGAAAATACCAGATAACAAGATCAATAAGGCGAGCAAAAACAAATAATAATATCCAGCCAGTAGTAGTCATTTAAAGCACTCCGTGTGTCAAAAAAAACAACATAACACCTGTTATGAGTGGCATCCACACGAATTATTACTGGCTATGCTGACGCAGCCAGCAGCGCCGCTTCCAGCCCTGCAAAGGGATCGCCGCCGTCGTTTACCTCAATCTCTTCTGTGCTCCACTGAAGCTGAGCATCTTCAATGGTGACTTTAACGCCCTGCGCTCCGTAAACCGCAGATACCAGCTGAGCATTGAGGATATCGCCGCGAATATCGCCGATTGGGCTGATACGGTCGTACTCAGCCCACATCCTGAATTCGCCAACCGTCATGGTTTGTCGCAGTTCGCCCAGCGTGCGGCCCATCCGGAGCGCCAGCGCCATCAGGAACTGCATGCCAGGCATTTTTACTTTGCTTTAGCATCATCCGCGTCACGAATGAGATCAAGTGCCTGCTTCAACAGCCGGGAATGCACAGGGCCATAGATCGCTTCAACCTGTTCGGTGTCATCGACAGTAAAGACGGGCTGCAGGTCGGTATCCAGCAAAATATCGATGAAAAGCGTGACGTCGGCCCGCATCGTGCGGAAGGCTCGTTCTGAAGGGGTCAGTTCTGGTGCCTCCTGGGGCTCCTGCCCTTCCGGTAGTTTGGGTGGTTCCGGGCTGGCAATGCCCTGCCAGCGAATCCAGGCTTCTGCTGATGGCTCACGAATGATGACTTTGGCGTTATCCCACTCCGGAACGGAGACTTCTTTTTTACGAAAGCCCGCCATCGGTGCCAGTGCCAGTGCTTTAAGACTCGGTTTTGACATTAATTTTATCGCCGGTCTCCCGGCGCTCCGTTAATTGATGGTGACGGTGCAATCAGAAGAAGTGATCACAGTGCCATCGGCATCAGTAACCACGCAGGAATAAACCCCGGCATCACCGGATACAGCGCTGGCTTTCGTAAACGTTGCGCTGGTCTGGCCGCTGACCGTCGAGGTGCCCTTTTTCCAGGCGTAGGTATAAGGTGCCGTACCGCCCTGGACGACCACGCCCATGGTCAGGGCGCTTCCTGCCGCGACCGTTTGGGACGCCGGAAGGTCAGTAGCAAACGACAGAACTCCTGGGGCGTTAATATTGGTGGGTTTACCTTTCAGACGCAGCGAGAACGTTGCAGCAACCACGCCATTGGTTTGAGAATCCCAGGTGTGCTGACGTACCTCAGCGCGCATCAGGAATCCATTACCAGACGGGAAAATAACCTTAAACCCATAAACCCCGTCGTTATCATATGCTGCACGAAGTGCATCCTGCGCCGGGTTGCGGTAGAAGTTACCGGAAAGTGACATTTCAGACGGAGCAGGAAGGCCGTTGATATTTTCCGTTTCATCCGAACAGAGCGTTGTCACGTCAATATCGTTTTTCTGACCAGCGGTAAAGCTTGCCTGTTTGATAGTGCAACTCAGGTTTAACCAGGTTGCAGTATCCAGCTCTGCCGCGGTGACCGGCACAGAGGTAATCATTACTACCGTTTTTTGGGCACGTTCAAATAGTGCTGACATCGCAGCCTCCATAAATGAAAAAACCGCCAGTGGCGGTCGGATTGGATTGGTTTTTGTCAGGCAATGACCGTTATTTCGAGGGTTGCCCGATGAAGATGGGTTGTCGTGTCGTAGCCAGGAATTTTTGTCACCTCGACAGGTGAAAGTACCTGCAGGCGAGCCAGGGCGTCCAGGCGTAACGCTCTGGCTTCGTCATTTGTTTCAGCCCATACATCAACCTGAATGCGCAGTGTCGACTCTGCCTGGCCGCAGAAAACATCCCCGGCAACATCAGTCGGTATCGAGAAAATGACATAGGGAGTGGAAACTGCAGGAAGTCCGTCGCTGCCTAGCGGCACCACATACGGATAAACCCGCCCGTCTGCCAGCGTCGACAGCAGGTCATAGAGATCATCCTCTGTCATTTTGATAACACCTCATCGATAGCCTGATTCATCCGCTGCATCGCCACCTGCGTAGCTTCTTCCATGCGGGTATCAAAAGCTGGGCGAACAAACGGATGTGCAGGCGCTGTAGATGTTCCCAACTCCACGAAGCGCCAGTAAAACGCATTCCGCTTGTTGCTGGCCTTCATTGTATTGTCGCTGTTCCCCGTTCGCGGGTTAACGCCACGAATATGCACCCCAGATGAAATTTCACCGCGACGGCGACTTTTCTGGGTGACGACAACAACGTTTTTCTTCAGTTTTCCGGATTTCTCAGGAGCGCGATCAATCACCTCCTCGCGGAGCAATTCGGCACCAGCACGGGTCGACTCCCGGAGAACTTTATTATTTTCGGCCTTGCTGAGCGTTTGCAGATCGCGGGCAATATCCTGCAACCCGGAAAAATCCAGATTCACATCAATCATTTTTCGGTCCCCTGTTTGCAGAGAATTTCCAGCCGGGTACCTTTTATATCCGGAACCGGAGGCCCGGTAACGTTAAGAACTGCGCCTTTAAACGGACCAGTACGGACCTTCAATCGGGATGAGGCTGAAATATCCCTGCGAAAACGCACCCAGACTCGGATTGTCGCATCGGCATGCTCTGCGCCAGCGGCTAAAAGTTCACGACCGCTTATACCCTTAACCTCGGCCCAGATGGTTTTCCCATCTTCCCATTTTTCAACCGGCTGACCTGAAGGCGTTCTTGAGGTGGTGAAGTTTTGGATGGTGACCCGGTGCCGTAATCGTCCTGCCTGCATAATTCCCCCGCTTAAATACCATAAATCTTGTAAGGCTGGAGAAGTGCCTCGACAGTAAACGGAATATCTGTAGCAGCCTGACCAACAGTGACCGTTTCACGGTTTTCGTACCAGTGACCGATAAGCAGAAGCATCGCTGCTTTCACATCATCGCCAGGGAGAATTGAATCAGGATCATCTGCATACCCCTCGCTGGTTTCGGACTCATACATTTTGCGACGAGTCCATGTTTCGACGTAACGAGAAGCAGCTCCGATGTAGAGGGACAATAGTGAGTCGTCATCGGTAAAGTCAGGCTCAATGCGACAGTGCTCTTTAACCACTTCAAGTTCTAACATTATTTTTTAGCCTTCTTCTCTGGCACAGTTTCCGGCTGTTTCGGCTGTTCCGGCTGTTCCGGCTGTTCCGGCTGTTCCGGCTGTTCCGGCTGTTCCGGCTGCGCAGAATTATCAACATCTACCAGCCGTGCATAACCTTTTTGAACCAACTCACGGCCATGCTGTTCCAGCGTATCCAGTGACTCGCCTTCAGTCACCACTACCCCACCAAAATAAATTGGTTTCACCGCGATAAGTTTCATCGTGTTACTCCGAAAATAGCGGCCCGGAGGCCGCCAGAAAAATTACTGGCCGCCGGAAGCCGGCACAGTAAAGGAGCCATAAATAAATGCTTCAGGGCGTTTTACTGCTAACGCCAGACGCTCTTCACAGCGAATAGAGATCATGTTTTTCTCGAAGTCGTCGCCGTTCTCCGTCGAGATCACAACGTTTGCGTCTTCGCGGTCGAAAAGCTGTGCCGCAGCATTAAATGCACCTGTCAGGAACTTGCCCTGGAAAGCTGCTGCTTCAGTGGCGACAACCGGAAGCCCCCACAGCGTCGGCCCCGTCAACGCAGCCGGGTTCGCCAAGATATAGCGCCCCAGGGTGTCTTTAGTCAGTTCGATTTTCGCCCAGTCCATGAAGTGCAGGACGTGACCGGATGCAGGGAATCGGGCAAGTTGAGCCTGAAGCATTGCCAGGCGCAGATCGTCAATACCGTTCTGCTGTTCAACGGCAAATGCCGCGCTGTAAGCCGTGGCCTGCGGCACGATGCCATGGAGGTGAGCGCCAGTGCCATCACCAAACAGAATCTCCTGTTCTTCGACGTACTTAAGGCCGTAACGCATTTCCGCATCAATCATGGACTGCAACTGGGCGAAGTCGTCCAGAATCTGCTTGGATGCCTTGAACATGTGCGCGATGGTTGTCACTGGAGTGATTTTCGGCGTGAACTCAATATTGCTGTACGGCTTGGTTGTGTTCTCCGGTACCGCTGCCGCAGCATTGGTAAAGCCGGTCTGCTGCACCCAGAAAATGGCCGGTGAACCCGTACGGCCTGGCGCGATAAGATCGCGAATAAATAACCGCTGCTTTGGCGCTACATCAATACCCGGCAGTCGTTGTGGTTCAACAACCCCCTCAGGAACGTCACTGGAAATCAGAGCAGCTTTTACAGGAACAGAAATACGCTTGTTCCCTTCGATGCTGGACGACAGAACTTTAATGGCTTCTGCAGAGATAACCTGCTGGCCGACAGTTTCAATAACCTGTTTTGCATTTGCCAGCGGCATCTGTGCAACATGCTGCTCCAGTTCGCCCAGCGCTGCTTTAAGAGTCTTTTCGGCTTCTTTCAGCGCATTAAACTCAGTCGCCATTTTGTCCACGGTTTCTTTGGTTTCCGCCGACAATTTGCCGTTCTTTTTCGCTTCAGTCAGCGCTTCTTCCGCTTTGGCGTTAAATTTGCCGGTTGCTTCTTCAATGGAAGCGGTGACTTTTTTCAGAATCTCGTTTACATCAGACATACATGGTCCTTATTTGACTAACGCCGCAAGAGCGCTTTCAAGTGAATTGAGGGTTTCAGGTTTGATATCTTCGGCAGCGCCCGGCTTACCATCGGGATCGGTAACAGCGCCCGGCGTGTTACCTGTTAATGCTTTGATTAATTTCCGGCGCTCGGACCGGGGGGTATTTGTTTTCGCCAGCAGTGCATCAAGTTTGCGAAGCGCAGCTGCAGGTGATTCGTCGCCGTCGCTGACCGCATCAGCAGAAAGCAGGCTGTCTGCTAGTCCCTTCGCCACAGCATCGCTGCCACCGATATAACTTTCGGCGTCCATTAGTTTCTGAACGGCGGCAATATCAAGGCCGGATCGCGCCGCGTAAATATCAGCCATTGCGGTATCGAATGGCTCCAGTGACTGCGCCAGTTCAGCGAAGTCATGGCGGTTTCCCATCGCGTACAACCAGCAGTTATGGATCATCAGAAAGGCACCGCGGCCAATCTGAATATCATCCCCGGCCATCGCTATTATTGAGGCGGCACTGGCGGCAATGCCCAGCACCTTCACCGTTACATGGCCTTCGTATTCGCGGAGAAGGTTATAAATAGCCAGACCTTCGAACATGTCGCCACCCGGCGAGTTGATATTCACCGTAACATCTGCGCCGTTCATCGCCCGAAGCGCACCGGCAATACGTTTAGCTGTTATCCCTTCACCCCAGTAGTCCTGCCCTATAACATCAAAAACAGAAATAGTGTTATCGTCAGTAGTCGCCGCCTTGATCCCACCGTCCCAGCGGTCCAGTGCGGACGGTAATGTTTCACAGGTAACGCGCGCGCAGGGGCGACCCGCCGGTGCCACCGGAAGTTGTTTTTTGCTCATCAGGAAAGTGCTCCTAAGCGGCCTGTTTCAGCGGAGATTGTTCAAAGGAAATGTCGGGGAATACGTGGTTATGCAGCTCTCGCAAAGCCAGCGCCTGAACGGCAGGGTTGCTGCTTTCGAGATTTTTCAGTTGCGTCAGGTTGAGCTGAACGGTGTAAATATCGCCCCCTTCTATCGGCGGCATGTTCTCAAGACGGCGAACGTCATTGCGAGACATCCAGCCATTCTGCAGTGCGCTGGTATAGTAAGCAGCACGACCAGCGCTATCGGCGCGCAGAAGCCCTTCAACGGAGAACTCAGCAAACAAGTCCTCATCACTGTTCAGAAGACAACGCGATATTTCCTGCTCAATATTGACCAGGAGAGGACGCAGGGTATGAGTCAGGAACAGCATGTTCATCCCTTCAAGACTCGAAGCCCAGCTGGATTGTTTTGTCGTATGGCCGACCATAAATGGCGGTACGCGAAACCAGCGACAAATTTCCTCAATACTGAATGAACGGCTTTCAAGGAGTTGCGCGGCCTCTGGGTTCATAGTGACATTCTGGTAAGTCAGTTCATTTTCCAGAACCATCAGTTTCCCGGCGTTTTTAGAACCAATAAAAGACTGAAGGTTTTGACGCAATCTTTCTCGCTGTTCCTTATTAAGCGCCGTTTTTGAAGACAGGAAACCGGTACTTTGCAGGCCATTTTCGAAGATTTTTGCCGCGGCTTCATCAACCGACATAGCAGCGCCGAAAACGTCAACCCCGGCCATTGTCGGCATCATCCCGCACACACCATCAAGACCAAATCCGCGGATATGCATCATCCGATCTACTGGAATGATCCGCTTAACGCTATTTTCCGTGTATGTATACTGTAACTTCCCGCTATCGAGTCGCTTTACAACCATATTCTGCGGAAGTAACGGCACCAGCGAAACCAATTTGCTGCCGATATATAGCTTCTCGACAAATGCATTACCACGCAGGCAAATACTGGCCACAATCATCAACATGAAACGGGAAGGGGTCATTTCAGGGTTAGGACGCCTGCATAATATCTGGTAGGCGGGATTGTTCTGGGCCAGCTTTCGCGATCCATCAGCCTGCCGCTCGTAAATTTTAAGCGGAAGCGTGGAAACTGACTCACTTAAGAGTCTTACGCACGCCCAGACAGCAGAAAGCCGGATAACTTTGTCAGCGGTAACCACTTTTCCGCTACTGCTGGTTCCGTACCACTCCCGCCAGAATTCACCGGTCGTCAGGCTTATGGGAACACCAAGCCAGTTTAAAAGAGCGCTCTTAACGCGCCCTGGTTGCTGTTTATTCTTAGCCATCAGATACCCACTATGATCGGATCGTCAAAAAAGCCCTCTATATCGCCATCATCAGGCTCATAACCTTCTGCAGCACCAATTGCCATCGCCGACGCAACCACACCATCTATTCGACCAGTACTCTTTTTCTTGGCGAATATGCGGTTTTCTTTTTGGTCGGCTTCGGTTACGGCGGAAGCAGCGTTCCATCGGAGGCAGGGGTTAGTTTTAATAATGATTACGCCATCATCCAGCATCTGTTCAAAGAGTTCGATGGAATGAGGCATCCACAGTCCTGAATCCTGCGCCTTGTAGTATCCCTGCCCGTGAGGAATAAGCGGTACTGATACAGAAGCGTTTTCCAGTTCCGGTTCAAGATATTTGATGCGGTACTGGTCGAAGGCGATCGCCTTGATATCGAACAACATGGAAAGATCAGCAATGCGCTCGGCAACAAAGCCATATTTCACCGCCTTTCCGGGAGTGGTATGAATATGGCCTCCCCGTTCCCATGCGTCATAAGGTACGCGGTCTGTTTTCGCTCTATCCAGCAAAGTATCTTTTGGTGTCCAGAACTCCACCAGCAGCTTTCTTTTTTTAGGGAAAAAGAGTGCCAGAGACGTAAGGTCGCGAGTTCCTGAAAGGTCCCGCCATAACATTCTTCTCCCTGCAGCTCCTGCAAGTCAAAGTCCTCTTCGCACCCCATCCACACATCGCTACTCATCCAGGGGTTATCGGCATCCACCCACTGACAGAAGTTTAACCGCCGAACAATGCTTTCCTTCGACGGCATCCCCCGAGCCTGAGTAACCTGCTCACGCAGGTAGCGATCGGTAAAAGTATGACCAAGAGAGGGGTTTGCTTTTTTCCAGCAGGACTCGTCCTTGAATGGGTCTTCTCCTTCGTCCAGGGAGCAAATGAAAGAAAAGAAACTGTCATCCTCAATCGAGCCTTCGGCAACTTTACGCCCATACTCGTGATAGTCGTAGCAGACGCTGGTTTTGTCGTGGCCGCTGTTAGTGATCATGAAAATCAACGCCTGGCGACGGCCTTTCGTCCCGGCGCGCATCATTTCCACAACCTGGTTGTTTTTGTGCTCGTGAATTTCGTCAATCAGTGCACAGTGTGGGCGTGGCCCTGACTGCCCATCATCCGAACTGATAGGCCGGAAAAATGAGCCTGTCTGAAGAAATGCAAGGTTCCACTCTTTCCCGGCACCGCCTGATTTATTTATTCGCTGTGCTAACGCAGGGGACTGATCCACCATCGCGACAGCATCACGAAAAAGGATCATGGCCTGGTCTTTTTTCGTTGCTGCTGCATATATCTCGGCACGAGGCTCCTTATCTGCTGTTAGACAGTAAAGCCCCACTCCGCCAGCCAGTGGTGATTTTCCGGAACCCTTACCAGATTCAACGTACACCATGCGAAATCTACGATAACCATCCGAGTTCTTCCAGCCGAATATCGACCCTACAATAAAGCACTGCCACGGTAGCAGGTTGAAGGGTTTACCTTCATGCTCACCACCGTTGAGCTTCAGTACCTTGGCAAAAAAGTCGATGGCGCGCTGCGCCGCTGCATCATCCCATACCAACCCGCGAGCATGGCAGGATTCCAAATCTTTGAGATGTCGCTTACAGGCATTCCTGATGTCAGGCCCGGCGATTTCTTTGCCGGAGTCTACATCCCGCGCATATTGCGTGGCGGGATCAACCGAAGAACTGGTTGAGCGGGTCTTCTTCTTTTTCTCCACCATCCACTTTCACCTTCGTTCTGGCGGCCGGAGTCAGACCGAATTCAACCAGGTAACTTTTAAAACGTCGATCAGCATCCGCCAACATTGCTACTGCCGGGTTAGCCTTAATCAAAAAACCGCCCTCGGTCTGCACGGTGTAAGTTCGCCCCTCGTCAGCAATAGTCAGGCGAAGCTGCAGAATGTCGGCGTAAATATCGCAGAGTCGTTCGAGCGCCAGCGTATCGGCAATGGTTAAAATGCCCATGCCATCCAGCAGCACGGTCAGCTTCCCCCACGCCACCTTTCCCCAGTCAGTGAGGTGCTCTGGAGGGCTTGGTATTTCTCGCGCTGGCGATGGTTCTTTGTCGTTAAGTTTGCGTTTGCCCGGGTTGCCGGTAACCACTTTGAGGTGGGTCGGTTTCGGGCGTCGTCCTGCCATCGGAACCTCCCGGAAAAAAACTTTTCATTTCGCGGTTATGCACAAAAAGGACTGGCGGCGGTCATTTAGGTTCGAGGTTCTGAACTTTTGACCCGCCCCTCCCCCCTAAGATGAGAATCGATATCATTTGAATGCTAATGATTTCAAATGACAATCACATTTGAATTGTATTGATAATGGTTATCACTTAAACCAATGAGAGGTCGGGTCCAGTGGCATCCCGTTTTCATCGCAGCCAATCAGGGTGCCACGCTTCTCCATTCGCTGCTTCGTTGAGTCGTGGTGCTGCTTGCACAGCCCTTGCCAGTTCTTCCGGCTCCAGAAAAGCTTTTGCGCCTTCGCTATTTCCTGGCTGTCACCAGAGCGCAGAGCCTCTTTCAGTTTGTGCGGGATGATGTGGTCAACCACCGTTGCCGCTGTCACCCTGCCTTGCTCCTGGCACATGACGCACAAGGGGTGCGCACGTAGGAAGATAAGACGCTCTCGGTCCCACTTGCTGCCGTAGATACGGGGCTCTTTGTTCACGTAATCGCTCCTTGAGCATTATCACAGGCGCTCAGCGAGTGCCTGCTGTAATGCCTTAGCTCGCCTGCTCTGCGCCGCTATCAAACAGCGTCAATGCTTCAGTAGACTCCTGAATTGCCTTCATGGCCTTTGCCACGTAGGTGTTCTCAGTTGTGACGCGGTTGTATTGCTGGACGAACATTTGATACTTGAGATCGTCGTCCTGTACGAATTGAATGGCTTCTTTCGCTGCGGCTGTGTCATAGCCGAGCATTGCAAGCAAGTTCATTCGAATCTGTTGAGCTGAAGTGATCTCTGCCATGTGTTACCTCTGTGCGATGTGGGAGCATTATCGAAGCCACTCGGCAGAATGGCTCCTGTAATGCTTTTGCATTTATCTTTGCTGCGGGTACAAGCTGAACGGTTGCCTTACGGTTGCCTGTTACGCACAATAAAAAAGGCCGCATATAAAATGCGACCTTTGGTTGGTACCAGTTAGAAAACTAAAATCTCACAGGAGCCACCCGGGAGAGGCTTTTCTGCTCTTTAACTGACCACTGCGGTTTCGGTGTTGGCTGGCAGTGATAACGTGATGATAGCTTCATTTAAGTTATCGATACCATTTAAATATCGAAAGAGCTCATTGAACCAATCATTTTCAACTTGCCGGAACATTCAACCAGAGCAACAGGTATCTGTGCTGGTTTTTGATGGCTATTCCCAGCGCTCCCGGATGAGGCCGGTAACTAACAATTTATTCGACGGTTCCTTCAGCATTGACCCATAGGTCTAAATTTTTAATGTAGCGCTGGATGGGAACATAAATAACCATTCCATCCCCAAAATGAACAGATTTTATAACACACCCTTGTGGGGGAAAAAATTCCCCATCAGCCGGAGGCCAGGTCGAGCGCTCATTGCCGTAACGATAACCGCATGGAAGTCGTGGTAGTGAGTTTACTGTCATGAGTGGCTACTTAGTTAAGAGTGGTTTGAGAGCCTATAGTGCATGACCACCACTGGATTAGATACAAACATTTCATTGCTGACTGTTTGAATGCCACGTTTTCAAAACTTTTATTGAGGTGAGCGATTGAATATTAAGCATTAAATATGCCGGGCTTTATGTTTACTTATCTTGCGCCTTTCACTGTATGTTGCGGACAATTGGCCTGTACTGCTTTGTTGTGCGCCAGGATGTCACGCTTGGTCTGCTTATCCAGCACGTCGATATCGTGGTCGGTCAGGTAGATGACCCTCACCCAGATGCAGGCCGTATCAACGACTACCGGGGCGGGTAAACTTTTCGCGCAGCTCGCGATCAACATCGTCATCGCCCATACGCTTAACGTCTTCCTGTACATCGCTTGCCCCTTTCGTGACTTCAGCACGGCGTTCTGCCGCGGCGACAGTAGCAGCGGCGTTCTCTTCGGTACGTTGCTGATCAGCTTTGGCTTTCGCCTTACTGGCCCCGCGAGCATGACCAATGCCGAACGCGCCAGCAATAGCACCCAGGATGACGACCACCAGTCCCGCGATAATTTCAAAGCTCATTGCTGCTCCTTCAGTTCGTCGGCCTTTTCTTTCAATGCTGGCTGGCGTACGTATTGCGATAGTACGGCCAGCACCACCAGCGCAGGGCTAATCAACGCAACGATGTTTGGCGGCAGGATGTTTTTGATATCCGGCGGCAGCACCGCCCAGGCGTGCAGCGCAGCATCCGGGAACGACTGCGCCCATACACCAACCAGCGCGCCGATAGCTCCCAGCTTTACAGACCACGTTTTCAGCAGCAAGCTGGCATGCCCTACGAACTCCAGCCGGGTATATTTGCGCAGAAGTAACAGAACGAGCACAGCCACCAGCACAAGCAAAGCGAAAATGATCATCTTCACAGGACACGCTCCTTAACCCAGCCGTAGAGAAAATCCTCGTTGGCTTCGCGGCCCTCCGCCAGTTCGAGGTATCTGGCACCCTGGCTGCAGTTCAGCGCACGCAACAGAACCTGTTCACCCTCTTTCCCGCGGGCGGAAAGGTATCCCTTAAGCGCGGTGATGGTTCGGGGACCAATGGCACCATCCGGAATCAGATCGGGATACAGCTTTCCGCGCATATTCATTGCGGTCAGCCAGCGCTGGAAAAAATTACTGGCTACAGATGGCCCCATGTTCACGCCAGTGTCGCAAAGCTCATCTGCCAGTAACGTAGATAGAGCTGCCACCTGGTCAAACCGGGGGCCGGTCCAGTAATCGCTCAGCAGGATTTGCTTTGCTGTTTCCCTGGGCAGGTTCCGCATATCACCGGTGTAGCCATGTGCACGCGCGGTGGTCTGCGTGATGCCCCAGCGGGTCGGCCCGCCTTTATCCGACGGATGATCGACATAACCACCCTCCTTGCCGAGGATCCCCTCGATAATCTGATCTGCTGTCATGGCGCCTTAACTCCGGTAATGCGTTCCCAGAAATAGGTCAAAGCAACAGAACCCATTGCCCCGCTAATTCCGGAAGTGGCCAGTATCATGTAAATGCTCAGTCCGCTTTCAATGCTCACCAGGCCAGCAATAACGCCGGTAAACCCTGAAACCACCATTTGGGCAAGAGCATTGATCAAGCTCCATGTTGCCTTGCTCTGCTTCACATCTATCAGGTAGCGGACAAGTCCACCCCAGCAAGCAATGATCAGCAGAACCAGCCAGGACATCCCGGCAATGCTCTCTTTGTCTTGCATACGTTTAGCCATAGTTACCGCCTCCGATGGAAGATCGGGAAGCTGTGTGTTTGAAAAGGGTCAGGCCCGTCAGGCTGGATTTAACAACGAAGCGTGTCGATGATGATTCCTGCGGGACCTGATAATAAAAAAGCCATGCAAATGCATGGCCTTGTGATTTGAATCCATTATTTACAAAATGTATTCGAGACAGTATCTTTCGACTTCCGGACAAAAAAACATATACCGGGACAAAATCTAAATGTAACTGCCTTGCCTGCATGAAACCATGCGGGCTTTTTTTTGCCCAAAGAAAAAGCCCACCGAAGTGGGCCTTACAGCTATCATCATTTTTTATTAGGTGTGGTGCCGGGTGCCTCCCGGTAAGTCGCCGCCAGTCCACAGACGACTCGCAATGCGCAAAAAAACATATCAGACTAGCAATGCCCCTCCGCATAGGGGGATTCACCACACCAGAAATTTAACATTCAGTCTTTCTGGTTTCAATACTCTGCTTGTCTGAGGTATCGGCTCACCATAACCGCCCAGCCTGATGTTATCAGCTTGTAGCGGCTTGTTTTTCTCTTTGATAAAATTGATTCGCAAATGATTAAAACATC